CTCAGGATGTGAGTAAGCCTCCCTTTCTTGGGCGTTGACTGCCTCAAATTTGAGCATCGCCTCTTTCATCAGCAAAGCCTTCTTACTCTTCCTGTATTCCTCGAGGAGCACCCGCTGGGCCTTGGCCTTTGCGTAGTCTCCTGAGTTCCTGATGATGAAGTCGATGGCGGCGTGGGCGTTCACTTGATGAGTCTCTCTATCGTCTTGAGGAGTACCGCGATGATCGCTATGGAGATGAATATCTCACTCTCGGACAAAAATTCCATTTGCATGGAGTGTTCCCTTCCGATCTTTTATCTCTTCATATGCCCTGTTTAGACAGGTAATCAGATCAAGCCCAGCCAGATCTGCCGCCAAGATGAGGGTGACTAGAACATCACCAAACCCGTCAATCTGAGCCTCTTTATTTCCTTTTAATGTCGCGGATACCAATTCGCCAAGTTCTTCCATGCACTTGAGAAGCTGTTTCTCGGTTGTGCTGTTTGGAATAATCTTGCGAGCCTCGGCCCATCGAATAATATCTAGCTCAAGAATCGAATAACTCACAGTATTTCCTCTCTTACACAAACATCCACACCAGCAACCATTGAATACACTTTCTTTGCCGATACTCTGACAACTTGTATATCGTCTACATATACAATTCCATTCATTCCGTCAAGATATGCCTTGATTATGTTGTCGATGTCAGGCTTCTTAATCGGTCTCTCCCTTCCTTCAAAACACTCGCTCTGGCGGCGTTTTGAGAATGATGCAGGGCAAGGTACTCTGATGTAGAGATCGACGCTCACGGGGCTTTCTAGTGGCCTTACTGAGCCCATTGCGCGACCTGCAGAGTCCTTGATCTTCTGTTCATAGGTCTTTGTCTTAGCGTCGGTGTAAGTTTGGACGAAGTTTCCAGCTCTTCGGAATCTTGGTCTTCCCTTGCCTTGAGGAATTCCTTCGACGGTAAAGACAACTATGAATGTCATTTCTTCAACCTATTCATTGCGTCGCGGAGTTCTTGGGCAGCTTTTAGGCCTCGTTTCTTTTCAATGTCTCGTATTGTTTGGCCCCACCACGCCGAGGCAGTAATCAGCCCATGATCGGCTTTCATTGCGTTGAATGTCTTGACCCAATGTTTCGCCTCGCATTCCATCCGAAATGTCTCCTGTGAGGAAGAGAGCGTAGGTGATTGACTCTGTGCTGTGATTGACTCCATCTTTAACCTCGTTTAGAAGTTTTACGGCTTCAAAATAGTTCACTCAAATATCTCCAGGCTGTTGCGGCGCAGAGTGGGACTTGTCCATTTCCAAGGGCTGCAATCTCGTCCATCCTAGAGGCCAACCCATCAACCATTCCACCCATCTCGCGTTCAACTTCGCGGGGGGTTTGTTCGGGTTCTCTGTCCCACCATTGCGCCTCCACACAACCGATGGAAGGTCTGAATCCCCTCTCCATCCTTTGCTTGGCCGTCTTCCTACCGAGTCGGACTTCATGGGTGTTGGCCACAATCCAGATTCTTTCCCGTTGGTGCGGTGCGCCGACGTCCGAAGCTCCCAGCACTCCCCACCGCGCATCAAACCCCATTGAGGCCAAGTCTCCAAGAACTCGTCCAAGCCCCCGAGAAGTGAGCATTGGTGAGTTTTCCACGAAGACGTATCGGGGTCGTACTTCGCGAATGATGCGCGCCATTTCTCGCCACATTCCTGATCGTTCGCCGTCGATTCCAGCCCCCCCCCCAGCTGCGGAGATGTCCTGGCAGGGAAAGCCGCCAGATACGACATCAACAATGCCTCTCCACGGTCTTCCGTCAAAGGTTTGAACGTCATCCCAAATCGGGAAAGGCGGAAGAAGACCGTCGTTTTGTCGGGCGCACAGTACGCTTGCGGGGTAGGGTTCCCATTCGACGGCGCAGACGGTTCGCCATCCGAGGAGCTTTCCCCCAAGAATCCCTCCACCAGCACCAGCGAATAAAGCCAGCTCATTCATACCTTCTTGATGATGGAGTTAAGCATCTGGCGAATCTCAGGAGGAGGCGCGACCTTCCTCAGAGAATCCTCCTCAATCTTGACCAAAGCAGGATCGCGCATGGGTGCGCTTGGGACGGTCAGAGATGGGGCCGGGACATACCAACTCGCCTTGAAGCCACCCCACCCTCTCAGGCAGCACTCCTTTAGAGCTTCCTGCATTGAGATGCCAGCCTTCTTCACCTCGGCCTCGACTTGAGCCATAGCAGTCTTGGTCAATGGAAGTTTCTTGGCCTTACGGATCGCTAGCCAGTCATTCCAGACTTGAGGATCAACACCAGAGAAGCACTCGACGAGAGTCGATGTGCGTTTCTTCTCTTTGGGTATTGTGTCTTGGGTAATGGGTAATGGGTCATGGGTAATGGGAGCATTGCCTTCGGACTGCGTTGGCAATGCGTTCGCATCTAACCTCTTGTCCCATCTGGCCCTTGCACTCTCTCGGGCCTTCTCGGACTTGTTGTTCACCAAGCTGATCTCACGCAGGACACGATCTGAAATCCATCCATGATCCGTACGGACGAAGAACTCCCGTAGAACGGACGCAATGCAGTCGCTATGCGATCGCATCCTGATTAAACGGGCAATCTCGTCTGGATCTAGTGGAAGTGGGCGCTCGTGAAGATAGCACCAGTCGAGAAGTCGGCGGTATGCCAAGTCCTCGAACTCATCAAGATGTCCCGTGTGGGACTGGTAGTCCTTGATGTTGAACTGATAGAAATGCATCAGCGTTCCTTGGGGGGACAGCCTCAGGGTGAGAATTCCGAGGCGGGCCAACCCATTACGGGCTTTATCGGGCCTGAAGCCGTCCACCCAAGGACACTGATCCAGGCCCACCTTATGCGCTTCTCACGGCGCTTTCTCACTCTACCTCAGTTGCAAGTAGTTGTGCAAGTCCTGAACTGACCCTCTCCGTAGCAACAGGTCATACAGGTCACCGTCTTGCCATTGACGATGTATGTGTGGGAAGTGCAGGCCGCATGAGCGTTAGCACCAAGCAGCATCATTGCGGCAGCGATAGCCAGTTTCTTCATGTTTGCTCCTCAAACCACTCGGGGTGAAGGGTCTTGAGTTGCCACAGCCGAGCCTGCGGAACCCGCTTCCATTGATAAATCGCAGGACAGGAGATGCCCAGAAGTCTCGCTAGTGCGGTGACTCCTCCAGCCTTCTTGATTAGCTCTTTCTTGTCCATGTCTCTCCCTTGGTGGGGCCAGCTCTCATGTAGCAGAGTAGCTCCTGCTGATAATTCGAAAACACCAGGCGCACGGCGCTAACCCGTTCCTGGCCCCGCTGTAGTGTAAGCCCGATTAGGATAAGGGGACTTAGGGAAAGTCCTATGTTGTGATCCCATAAGATCGCTTAGGATTCATCCCATGCCGCTAGATCGCGGTCTTTTAGGAGCCAGTATGAACCCCTGCATTCGCTGTCAGTTCGTGATTGAGAATCGTCAGAATGTGATGAACTCAAAGTGCGGCCACCCTGACCTCCAGGTCATGAATGTGGTGACGGGCGACAAAGAACCTCTCTTCTGCACCACCGCCCGTTTGACCGGGAACAAGTGCGGTGTTGAAGGAGAGCTGTGGGCTTATGACGATGCCTTTCCTCCTGCTCAGGAGTGGGAAGAATGAGATACGTCTATCGCCCTCATCAAGAGGCTATCGAAGCTCGCAAAGCTCAAACATGGAATGTCCTGACCGCTATCGGTTTAGGATTGTCTGGCGCACTCTTTTTCTTCTTCTTCCTATGAACGTCTACAAAGCAATCAATCAAGTCCAGGCCGAGCTTTCGACCATTGGCATCACCAAGAGCCGCCGCAACAACCAGGGCAATGGGTATAACTTCCGAGGCATTGATGATGTGTATAACGTGGTCTCGCCTCTTTTGGCGAAACACGGTCTGTGCATCCTGCCTCGCGTTCTGAGCCGGGAGTGTGTGGAGCGCCACTCAAAGAGCGGTGGGGCTTTGTTCTATGTCACCGTCGAGATGGAGTTCGACCTGGTGAGCGCAGAGGATGGATCGAAGCACACCATTAAGACATTCGGTGAGGCGATGGACTCTGGCGACAAGGCCACGAATAAGGCTATGTCCGCAGCGTACAAGTACGCAGCATTCCAGGCGTTTGCGATCCCTACAGAGGGAGACAACGACACCGAGAACCAGACGCATGAGGTTCTTGGGCCGGAGGATCAGCTCTTTGAAGACACCTACCTTGACGAGCTGAAAGAAGCCGCTAAAGGTGGCATGACAAAACTGGAAGAGGCATTCAACGCAATCCCCGCATCAAAGGCCAAGTCTCGGTTCTGGATCAGAAAGCGGGATGATCTGAAGAAAGAGGCGTCGAAATGAAAAGAGGCGGCGTTGAGGTCGGGACTGTCATCCTGCGTAGCACTCTTGATGACTACCGCAAAGATCACCAGATCGCAGCTCACGCCAAGAGACTTGCTCTAGAGCTGGAGTGTCTGCTGTTGAGCATCAAAGACACCGCAGCACAAGGTTGGTGGTGGGACACGGCACACGAGGCTTTAGAGCAGTACCAAGCGGATATAGATAGGCTGTATCCGCAAGATCATGTAAGTCCATTAGGAAAGGATTGAGAAATGATGAAAGAGAACCAAGAAGACGGCTTCAAGGTGTTCCTTGACTTCCGCAACATCCAGATCGGCAAAGGCCGCATTTTGTGGGGAACCGAAACCCAGAACGGAAAGATGCAGTATTTCAAAGAGGGTTGGGTTCTTCCTGGCGGTGAGCGCACCACAGATGAGAAAGTCGCTATCGAGTGGGCAAAGTGGATCGATGAGGTCTCACAATGACCGACCAGAGGTCTCCTGAATGGTTCGAACAGCGAGCCGGGAAGGTCACCGCATCCTCTGTTTACAAGGTGTTGGCACGCACCAAGACTGGATGGGGAGCGGAGCGGGACAAGTACAAGGCCCAACTGGTCGTTGAGAGACTCACAGGCAAACCAGGCAAGACTTACTCCAATGCCGCGATGGAGTGGGGAGTCCAGACAGAGGCAGAGGCCAGGGCCGCATATGAGGCTCTGAAAGGCGTCCTGGTGACCGAGGTGGGGTTCATGCCTCACCCGACCATTGAAATGTGCGGAGCCTCACCGGATGGGGTTGTCGGAGATGGATTGGTGGAGATCAAGTGCCCCGAAACGGCAACAATGATCGACCAGCTCCTGTCAAAGAAAATCCCAAGCGAATACTTCAAGCAGATGCAGCTGCAGATGAAGTGCGCAAACAAGAAGTGGTGTGACTTTGTGGTCTATGACCCGAGGATGCCAGAGAGTATGCAAATGTTCGTTGCTCGAGTAGAGAGGGACGAGCGTTTCATAGCAGAGATGGAAGCCGAGATCGTCAAGTTCCTGGCAGAAGTCGATTCAACCGTAGCAAAACTTAAGGAACAGTATGGCCAAGCTAATGTATGAGATCAAAGTCGTAATCGGTAAGTACAACAACAAAGATGGCGAAGAGAAGAATCGTTATCTCAAGATGGGCGCTGTCATTGATACCAAAAACGGCCCAATGCTAAAGATTGATTGCATCCCAATGGTCGAAGGAGGCTGGAACGGCTACGCATTCTTAAACCCGCCAGAAGATCAAGAGAAGAGCGACAAGCCTCGCCGTCGAGAGCAAAACGACATGGACGTACCCTTTTAAGGGTAATCACTAGGCCACCTCTTCATAAGGTGGCTTATCATATGCCTGTCCGTTAAGCGAAAGGAAGACGAAATGAGTGGACTAGCACGAAACACCGATCCCGACACCTCACACGAGGCAGCGAAGATCAACACCACCACCCTGGAGAGCAGGGTGTTTGAGGTCATCAACGCGAATGGCCCAATGACCACGGAGGAGATCGCCCAGGCGACTGGGATAGACCTCCAGAGCATCACACCCAGGATCGCTCCTCTGATGCGCCTTGGAATTCTTGTAGATACAGGAATTAGGAAGCCTGGTGCATCTGGCCGCAACCGTCGAGTGATTGGAGTCAAAAATGGAGTTTGAAACCTACATTGGTGACTGCACCGTCGAAGTCGAGGCTCATGTCGGAGAGTGCCGCGCCAAGATCATTAGCCTGACCATCAATGGCCTGGAGTTTCCGGTGGAAGCTCTGAGTGCCAAGACGCTCCATCGCCTCGAGGATGAAGCAGATCGGAAGGCGCAGGAATGAGCTTCATTGATTGGGTGATCTTTTGCATCTTGTGTGTTCTTGCGGAGGCCAAATGAAAACAAAGCTCCTGACGTTAGCTAGGAAGCATTGGAACAATCCAGATTTCCCAAGAGAGGTGAATCGGGCCTACCAGAGAAAGTGGGTCAAGTCGCTTCGACTCTTGGGAGACAACTGGCAGCTCGCCAAGTATGAAGAGCGAAAGGTGAAGAAATGAAAATCCTCTGTTTCTTTGGACTCCATCGCAGAACAATGACCAATAACCGTATCCGCTGCACCAGGTGTGGCCGCTTCCTCAAGAAATGAAGAACGAAAAGGTTTTAGAACTTCTCAAAGACGGGCCAATGACTAGCGCAGAAATCTCAGAAGCACTAGGCATCTGCGCTCACCACGCCTCCTCGATGATGCTCAGGCTCATCAGAGAGAACAGAAAGCGCCCACAGCTTGTCCACATTAAGAGCTGGGTCACAGACCACAAGAACCAAAGAAGGTATCCTCGCGCACTCTACGAACTCGGGGCAGGCCCGAACGCTAGAAAACCAAAGCCCGACCCAAACGCCAGAAAGCGTGAGTACGAGGCTCGTAAAAGATCAATCCTCAAGACCTCAAGCGTCTTTAACCTAGCAGTTCCTTTGAAATGTTTACGCTCCCGAAGTACACCTGGGACAAAGACCGCGAACTCTGCAAGCAATGCAAGCACTTGAGAGAAGAGCCGCGCAAGCACAGCCAGTACACCAGCATCTCAATGTCTTGCGTCAAGAACCCTTACAAAGCCAGTAAGGGGATCGGGTCTTGTATAGACAACCGCACCAGGGGGCCATGCGGCAAGGATGGAAGGCTATTCGAGCTTAATCCGCAAACAGTCGGCCTCTGAAGTAGGCTTTCCCGTCATCTCGGACTGCACAGAACTCTGGATGGAGCAAAGTTCCCCCCTTCCAGGTCAACACCGCGAATCCTGATTGCCAGTTTAGCCCAGGCTTGCCGAGTCTGTAATCAAATTCTTGTTGGTCGTCATCGGCCAACATCCCGGTCTTGATGCCGTAGTGGGTTCCCTTGAAGCCCTTGTGTGCTTTGCAGCCTAACTCATGGGTGTGTCCGGTGACTGTATGACAGCCACCCTTTAATACATCATTCCACCCAGAGTGAATCCCGGCGTGCCAGTCATGGATTATGACCATATCGTCGTTGACATCAATGCGATCAGAGTCCATCCATTTAGGCAAGTGGTCTCTTAGGGTAAACCCAGCAACACCCTCATATTGGGGAGCCATAGAAGACAGTCTCGATTCAAACCTGGCGCAATGGTTCCCGTAGGTTCTGAATAGGTGTGTGCCGGGAATGATCGCCCGTTCGATGTCGCCAGTTCGCTCTATAACGGCATCAAGTTCCTGCTTGACGGTTGGGACTTGTTTCCATCTGATCCTGGGGTGGCGGCTGATGCTACCCCCGTCTAGGATGTCTCCGTTGAGAACAACAGCCTTGACCTCGCTGCCCATTTCGGTGATGAGGTTGCACAGGGCTTTATGAGCGATAGGAACCACTCCGGGAGAGTAGTGGGCATCCGATCCCACCAAGACCACCCCATCGTGGATTTCCAGACGATTCACATCACGCCTCGAAGACATAATCGCTCGCAGGGCTTCGGGATCGTGCTTTTTAGCCTTTGGGCTATTGGCCACCAAGCTAATTCCGTACCGCTCTTCAATGGCATCGCGCCGCGAATAGATCGCACGGATGCTAATGCCAAGGTTCTGGCTTAACCGCACAGGCGAGCCTCCTGCTGCGTGCCATGCAGCAATGAATTGCTCATCCCGTTTCTTACTAACGTGACCCATCATGTTCCCTGAACAAGACCGACTCAAGAACGTTGATAACCCCGTGCTCAGCAGCATCCAGCTGCTCTGGGGTAGCGCCACGGTCTTGTGCGATGGCGATCAACTCATGGAGGAAAACATGAAGCACCTCGTGGAGTGCTGTCTGGGATAGGGACTTATTGTTTATCGGCGTTGCACCGAAATCCCCTAAGCGGTAAGTCGCCAGCTTTGCATCGTCGTTGAACTCGACTGATGCCATTGCATCTTTGGCCTGTTTCTGGCCGCGCTCTATTCGCCATCGGTGCAGGCCCAGAGAGTCCTGCCATTGCTTGACAAAATCATCGAATTGCTCTGCCTGGACTACGGTAGGAACATTCTGATGTTTTGCCATACATCACCTATAGGCTTGAGAGGAAAAGCTCTCTTTCTGCTTTCCTGCGTTTAACCAGGCCAGGTAAAACCCTGCCGCCGCCTTTAGTCCAGTCCATCAAATGATCTGCGGCCTGCTGCCACTCTCCGCGATTAGCCTTGATGCGGATCTGGCTGCGCTGAAGATTGCCTAGCCCAGCGTTGAACGCAAAAGAGACAAGAGCGTCGAATGCGCCTTGATACTCAACCACACCGGGCACAAGACGAAGAACACCCCGTTCAAAAGATTGGACATCATCATCGAATAATCGATTGATCTCCTCCTTAGACCAGACACGGCTGTCCTCCGCTTTGAGTGGGAAGTCGCTTCTAAGAATCCCCGTATAGCCCTCTTTCCTGACCACCGGGAGCCTGATCTGCTCTTGATATAGAACATGGCCATATCCAATCGTCCAGATCGTCGCTGGGCATAAGTAAGGCTTGTTTCTGCATCCCTCGTAGAGATGCATCAACTCCGCGCCCTCTTTGGAGAGCTTCACTTCTTATTCCAGCTTCTAGATCCGAACCAGTACGAAATAATCCCGCTGAGCAGAACCATCTCCTCCTCCGTAAAAATCACCTCGGTGATGCGGAGAAGATCATCAATGCTATTGATGAGGTCTGGCTGCGTGAATGAGTACCAGGCTATTACGCCATTGATTGCAACCAACTCAAGAACAAAGATGTAAGTGATCGTCGGCCTGACGGAGCCAATGTAGTTCACGAGCCACCTGGAAGCCTTTTCGATGATCTTCTCATCGTGCTTCAGGGCCGCCTCGGTCATCTTCGCGTCAGTCTCCAGAGCAACCTGTTCGGTACGCATCTCCTCGATACGCGCCTGGGCAGCGAATCCCTGCGCGGCCATCTGCAGGTCTCTCTCTGTGGAAAGTTTTGCCAGTTCCCGCTCATGGGCCTGGTCTGCCTTGTTTTGGAAGAACTCTAAGAGCTTTGGAAGGCCAGAGATCAGCAGGCCACCAAGTGTAGAAAGAAGAGACAGCATCAGATCACCATCGCGTAAACCATGAGAGAGGTTCCGAGTCCACCGACCAGAACACTCACCCACAGGAGTTGAACCATTACTGCAAGAATCGCAGCAGATGAGAGAACAATGGAGAGTTGGAGCGCCATGCCAGCGTACGAGAACCAAGGGCTCCGTGTCTTGGCGAGGTCACGCGCAGTCTCAGCAGCCCGAGCCTTCTCAGATATCTCCTCCATGTCGGCTCTTTGCTTCGCTTCCTTCTCCGAGGCTCCAGAGGTCTCATAGATCGTTGCCCTGACATTCTTGGCTTGATACCACGCCCAATAATTGTTGGCCTGGATCGTATTGTTCAGGACTTTGGAGGAATTAGAACCCCCAAACATCCCATTCACAGCCAGGATCAGCGCAAAGATAGAGATCGTGATCGCGGCCCATTGTTTGACATACGCCTCCCGCTCAGAGCGAGACATTGTGTTCGGCAGGACTCTCAAAATCCACACTCCTTAGAAGACTTGCAATGGCCCCATCCTAGATAGGCCATGTATGCCATAGCACAAAGTGCTATAACGATGATCGTCGCCCCAACGGTAGCCTCAATCATCTGAGCGATCTGTTTCTTTCGACGGGCTGCGGCTTCCTTCTCCCGCTTGGCCTCGAGCGCATCATCACGGTTCATCTGAGCCACACGGATTTGGATGTTTTCCCAAACATCAGCGTTCCCGGTGGTGAAGAACATCATCTTCAGTTCGTCTTCGAACTGCTTTTGCTGCATCAACTGGAGTTCGGCCTGGATCGCCATCCCCATGTTGGAGCCGCCCTTCTTCTTAGCTTGGGCTACAGCCTTCGTTGCCTCGTGTTTGGCATCGAAATACTTACCCAAAAGAGGCCCAAGACTGCGAACATCGTCGACAGCCTTGGATGCCTTCTTTATCAGGTTAACCGCTGACGATACAGCAGCTATCGCAGTCAGCGGATCAACCATGCTACAACTTGGTCACTAGACCAATCAACAGAAGGATGATTGCTCCGGCGCTGGTAATCAGAATCTGCTCAAGTCGTTTAAGACGAGCATTGATACCAGCGTATCGCTCGGCACAAACAGCCTCATGTGCAAAAAACTTTGTTTCAACAGTTTCTTCCATGATCAACCTGCATCAAGAGCAACCTTACGATCCCATACCCAATTGGCCCACTTGGCCGGATCAAACGGCACCGGGGGATTGGCAGGGTCTGCCGGGTCTGGCTCCGTCCATCCCGTGCCTACAGAAGCCAGATAGGCTTGCAGATCATCCTTGGTCGGGATGACTTCAGCGTCACCCGTGTCGTCGTTCTCCGACAACCCGATCATCACCATGTCTCGAGGGCTAGACGTAGCGGGATCGGCCACAACAAACATCCCACCAACACCCTCTGGGTGCAGGCACAGGAAAGAAGGGATGGTGCCGTCAGCATTTAGACGGTATTTAATGCAATGGTGTGCCATCAAGTGCTCCTTGTTGGGCGTACTGCCCACTGAAAAGATATGCGCCAAAGTGCCCCAGGACGCACCACGGGGCAACCCAAACCTGTCCACCATGCTCACGGTACATATGGCAGAAGTTGTAGTCTTCCGAGAGCAATTGGTTGTCTACATTCTGAACCTTGAAGTAGTCGTAGACCTTATCCTCGGGATTGATACTTACGCCGCCATTGGTGTACCAACCCACATGGGGCTGAAGTTTCTCAAACACATCCCGACGGATCAACATAAATCCAGTCCCGACGTGCTTGACTTGGAACGGCAGGTTAGGGTCGATCATCTCGTGGCCGGGCAACTTGTTCAGATTGAACACGCCGGTCAGGTTGGATAGGTTGGGGTGGTTCAGCACCGCTCCCTGCCGCACCTTTTCCCAGTTGATACCCTTCATGGGCACCGCCCCGCCGATGATTCCCTTGTCCGCTTTGATCATTCGGGCGATGTCGTTCGCCACAAACTTCTGGTCAGCGTCGATGAACATCAGATGGGTTGCATCCGGCATACCCATGAAGTGATGCGCGATGGTGTTCCGGCCACGCTGCACCAAGGACTCATTGCCCAGGAAGATGCAGGTCATCTTGATGCCGTACTGGAGGCAGGCTTCCTTGAGAGACAAGAGAGACTGCGTGTACTCCGTACACATCATCCCGCCGTAGCAGGGGGTGCCGATGACCAGATGCATCACGCAGCCTTCTGATCCGGGTCAGGAGCCTGCTCCAGCAGGGGAGAGTTGGTCAGGGAAGACCGATCAAAGATGGAGAACCCGCGACGGGCAGCAAACTTGGCCGGATCATCTGCCCACTTGTCAGCACAAGCCTCCAACCACCGCATCGTCATCTCGTGCGTGGGGGCTTTGCCATCAGAAATTAGCTGGTTCTCCATGTTCAGGTAGGCAAAGACTTCAGCCTGCGCCTGAGCGGCGTTGATGCCCAGGTCGAACAAGTAGATCAGGTTGCCCTCATCAATCATGCCGTTACGAGACCGGGCGGCGTTCAGAGCCTGCTTCATGCAGGTCATAATGTGATACCGGGCTTCCTCACGCTCGTAGTCTTCTTCGGTGATCTCGTTCTTGCCGACCTTCTCAAGCAGTTGCTTGTGTTGGTTGACGAAGAAGTTCATCTTGCGGATGGCACCGTTTACATGGTTCTGGGTGCCTTCGATCTGGCCATTGATCTCCAGAATCTCAATCTCCAACAACTCCCGATCAAACGGGTCGGTCGTGGTTTCCAAGGCGGCTTCTTTGCGCTTGAGTTCCACCTGCTTCTTGCGAAGGTTAATGTACGCCTCCTGAAGCGCGGATCGGGTACGGTCGATCTCGGCCAGGGAATGCTTGATGGAGCGAATCGGCGTGATGGCCGTTACGTCCAAAGCAACCTGCATGAACTGGCTGTGGCTCTTGTGGAAGTTGCTCGTGTCCTGCACAACGGCAGGCATCCGATCCTGAATGTTCTTCAGCATCAGGTTGTACTCGGGCTTCTTCACCGCCAGAGCGGTGTTCATGTTACTGATGATCAGATCGTTCATTCAAATACCCCCATGTGCATTAGAGCAGGCGGCAAGACCGCCTTGCGCCGCAGTTAAATCCCCAAAGTACGTTGCGTTCCCTGTGGTGGCAATCGTGACGTACTGCATCACGTTTGTATTTGTGAACGCACCGCCCCCAAATACCCCTCGCGTCGAGGAGGAACATCCCGCCACGCCAAAAGCCGCAGCCGCCGTCAAATTGCCAAAACTAACTGCGTTGCCAAGGGTGGCAATCGTCACATACGAGATAACCGTTGAGCCTGCCTGTCCGGCAAATACGCCACGAGTTGCACTAGAACATCCCGCAAGAAACGCCATGGTAATCGTTAAGTCACCAAACGTTGCTGCGTTGCCGGTGGTGGCAATCGTAATATAGTTAATTGTGTTTACGTTGCCGTTGATTGTTTCGGCAAAGTTTTGCACAAAACCGCCTGCAATAATACCGCGCGTAGGGGATGAGCAGGTTCCAGTAGCATTCCAATTGTAGTCTACAGGCATATCGCCAAAATCTGTTGCATTGCCAGTAGACGCAATAGTAATGTAGTCAATTACGTTTTGACCCTGTCCCCCCGCAAATACGCCGCGTGTAGAGGATGAAAGCCCAGATACACGCTGTCTCCCTACGGTTAAGTCTCCAAAGTCGGTGGCATTGCCCGCAGATGCAATGGTTACATAATCAATAATATTTGAATTATTGCCAGTGCCGTATTCTTGCCCACCGCCCCACAAACCACGAGTCGATGAGGCGCAACTCCCAAGATAAACTCTGCCAACAGTTAAATCGCCAAAGTCTGTTGCATTGCCTGTTGTTGATATACCGATGTAACTAATTACATTACCTGCTGCGGACGTTGAGCCGCCACCAAATAAACCGCGAGGGGCTAGATTACCCGCAATCGGCCACAGCCCTTGCTTGAGCCAGTAGGTTGCTTGGTCGAGTGTCCACACCCCAGGAGCAGCACCGTCTTGGAACGGGCCTGTCGGAGTAGGAGGTGTCTTGCGGATCAGGCCACCGGGCCACTGATGACTCATGGCTGCACCTCAATCCATGCTTGTTGGGTTTCATCCCAGGTATAGCGTTTCCCATCCGTGGGATAGGGGATGGGAGAATCCCACCGGCAGGTGTCTTCATTTAGTGCCCACGAAGGATATGGCTTCGGCGGGATGAAGGCGTCGCGTTGCGCGTCATAGGTGAAACCTTCGCCTGCGTAGTTCTTGCGAAAGTTGGCGTTGTAGGAAGTTTGCACCCAGTTGCCGCCAAACAAGGACTGGCAGAAGGCAATCCCTTTGGATTCAGACTCGCCGCCGTTATCCATAAGTTCGTTGTTGTGGACGACGATTACCCGCAGCACAGTGCCTTGGGAGTCAATCTCTGCAAAGTGCGCCATGCGTTACCTCAGAAAGTGATGCTGCCAGAGCCGGTAAAGGTATAGATGGTGTTTCCGCCAGAAGTCGTGACGGTGGGAGAGCCTGTCGTTGATGCGGCTGCGCGAGGCGCGGAGATGATCACAACACCTGAACCGCCGTTGCCACCCCCCGTGTAAGCGGCAATATAGTTTGCGCCGCCGCCACCACCGCCTGTGTTCGCTGTCCCGTTAGAACCAAAATTGTCGCCGCCCGCAGCACCGGCATTACCGCCACCGCCTGCTCCGCCTGTTGCGGCTGTATTGCTTCCAGTGCCGCTCCAACCTCCCGCACCACCACCGGCATACCGAGTAGACGATCCGGAGATAGAGGAAAGCGAACCAATACCGCCATTACTGG